ATTAGTACGCAATTTTTTATACTAAATGTTGTCTATTGATGTCGCCATTGCATTTATCTCCATCAATTGCTGGTCACTAGGTCTTACGCTAACATAGTTATTCATAGTCGTTGTTATATTCTCATGCCCTAAAATATATTGTAAAGTTTTTGGCGGCAGCCCCTGCATATTTGTTGCAAATGTATGACGGCATATATGAGGCTCAAACTTACGAATAGGATTATCCGGGTTTGCATTATTAAATCTTTTTATGCAATTCTGTAAATATTCCTCAACATGAGACCTAACAATGCTCTTTCTGCTTCTCGTAGCCAAAAACACAAAACCTTCATACGCTTTTCCCTTTTCATCATAGCATACCGGTTCTATATCCCCCATAATATAACGCTTCTCTAATATTCTCTTGAAGCATTCATGTACGCCATCTGTCATAGGAATATATCGTACTCCGTTTACAGTCTTTGTTGGCAGAACAACATGTGTATGATTTATACACTGCAACTGCTTCTCTACTCTTATAAGACGGCTGTTCATATCAATATTATCAAGTGTAAGACCACATAATTCAGATGCTCTCAGTCCGGTCCAAAATAGCACATAAAGCATATCACAGCAATGTGCACAGTGTGCATCTTTTGAACAGAAATCAAGAAACCTTTTCATATCCGAAACCGATAGTGCCTCCATTTTATTACTATCGCTCCTATCCGTTGTAATGTGTCTGAATGGGTTCTTTACGATGTAATCATAGTCGATTGCATATTCAAATGTCCTTTTAATAAGACTTATCTGAGTTTGGATACTTGAACCTTTATGCTTCTTTTTCATGTCTGTAAGCCATTCTTCACAATGCTCTGGTTTTATTTTACCGATTTCCATATGCCCAAGCTTGTATTGTGTCAGCGTCTTTACTGTCGTATTATAACCGACCTTTGTATTATGCGCCAGTTTCTTCCTATTATATAGATGCTCAAGATATTTGTTTACCACTTCTAACAATGTAAGTTTTGTTCCGTCTATGTCGATATTGTTTTCTAACTGTACATTCAGCTCAGCCTCTTTCTCTCGCAAACTCTTACCTGAGCGCTTACCCTTAGGTATCTGGTCTGTAGGCTCAAGTCTATAAGAGCTTATTGCTCTTTCCTTTCCAAGAGCGTCTTTGTAATGATACTCATATCTCTTTGTTTTTGGATTATAGTATTCATTATTTCTCAGAGTTTTTCTTGTAGGTTTATTCTTTTCTGATGTAGTTTTATTCGCCATATTCTCAGCCCTCCATTAAAAAGGTGCCTCGAATGAATACTTCATAATAATATCACATCCGGGACACCTTGTCGATATTTTATTATATCTGTTCTGATTTGCCTATAAACTCTTCGAATGACCGTCGCTTTATTTTAATAACACGACCAATCATAAGATGGTACTTACAATCATAATCTTCACGAATTATATCTCTTAATCGATGCTGACCTATTCCGAATAAAACCGACGCTTCTTTTACTGATAATAAAAGTTTATCGTTCACATCATCACCTCCTGTCTTGAGGTAATCATATACAACTTAGCAGTCACCTACATACGGAAAAATTAAGAGGGTATGTTATTCACACCCCCTTAACATACTGAATATTACTTCGTCTTGTTAGACTTATTATACTGTGCCGTGCTGATTCCAAGTATAATGCCAAGGAAAGTATCAACGGCAGTAATCGTACCTACAACCTGCTCTCCATACGGAAGTCCCCAGATTCCGGCAAGTGTGAAATATAAAGTTCCAGCAGCCGGAAGCAAGTACATTGCAATCCATTTTAAGACATCATAAGTCTTGTTGTTAAGTTTCATCTCTTTCGTCCTCCTTATTTTGAATAAATTTATGTATTGGAAGTTTGTCGACTTCCTGCATAATTTTCTTAGCAGAGCCGTTACCTCCCAATTTTTCATATGGCTCAAAAAGATATACCTTTAAATTCTCATACTCATCCTGTGTAATATACCCTCGCTCAATGTATGACATACCAAGATACATAATTCTGTCATGTGCCAAACCGATAAGCATCTCTGTCTTCACATCTTTGCTTTCCATTCGTTTCGATAAATACGCCCACAATCCTGATGACGCAAGTACCGAACTAAAAATTGTGATTACAATTTGAACCCATGGTTCCATAACTCCTCCTTTTATACAGCTTATATGAGCATGTTGTCTACAATAACAAGCCTTCTGTTAATTATTGAAATCTTCTTATTATATAATTTTTCATATAACCGTATTAGATTTTTTCTTTGTTTCCTTGATAAAAGTTTGTAATGGGCTCCCATCCAACTACGGAACATATTTTCAACATTATTGTATTTGATTTCACAGTTAGTGACTTTTGCCGAAAGCTTCTTTAATTTTCTCCGCATAGCAGTAGCCTTTTTAGGGTCAATTCGCTTAATTATTTTTCCATCACTGGTTAATGCGTATTTTATTTGAAGAAACCTGTATGTGCTTGAAATTCTGACGATACGAGTCTTCTTTTCATTTATATGAATTCCGTACTCCTTGGCAATTTCCGTGACACATAATAACAAATCCTCAAGTTTTTCTTTATCCTGATTCATAATGTACCAGTCATCCATATAACGTCCGTAGAATTTCTGTTGCCGGACATACTTTATATAAGCATCGATCCTATGTGGATAATAAATACCGATTACTTGGGATAGCTGGTCTCCGATGTTTACAGATTTAGCCATCCACTTTTCACCGGTTAATCTTTCTGAAGGTATGTTCCGATATTCAAGCTTATTGAATAAGTCTGAATAACAATTCTTATACTCCTCATCAGACATATAAGATACATCAACTTTGAAACCATCAAATATCAACGTCAAAAGCCATTCAATGAACTCGTCATCATCGAATAATTTGAGAAGTTCTTTCTTTGCTATCTCGTGAACTATGTTGTCATAAAATTTTGAAAAATCTCCAAATAGAATCCAGCCGTCATTACCATATAATCTGTAATACTTATGTAGATGTATCTCAAATCGATTTCTTTGCTGTGAAATTCCTCTGCCTTTTATTGACACACAATTATCGTATATTATATGTTTTCTAACCTCAGGCAAAAGAATATCATCGCATAAAACATGACGAATAATTCTATCACGTATTTGTATACTTGTTATCGGTCTTATTCGACCTCTTTCATGCAAAGTGAATTCCTGTGTAGGACCATTTCTAAGAGTTCTATTGGCAATGTCATCTTGAATCTCAAAAATATACCGCAGAAAATTCATTGTGAACTTCTGTGTAGTTTCTTTCCACTTGCTGCTTTTCACCGAGGTCTTATAAGCCCGATACAAGTTATTGGCATCGCATACGATTTCCTCATAATTCATATACTATTCACCGTTGTAACAATACTTACCTTAGTAAATTGTTTTAGGCGTTGCTATTTCTCCTATTTTAAGGAACGGCATGATGTCTCCTTCTTCATTGGTTAAGTGAAGAATCCGGACGAACTCCAAAAGAGTCCGAGGCGTTGCTGTAGTTCGTATTGCCATTGTTGTTCACATTAGCGAAATTAGCCGAAGACACAACGCATAATTAGACATCATCCTTATGTTTGAAATATGATTCTATTTTCTTATCGCGCTGACGCCACTTCTTTATCAATCCGATTTCTCGGTCGATAGCTTTGATATATCGACTGTAGAGATTTATGTCAACCTCAAATATCTCTACAATCCTTTGTAACTCTTTAAGAAGCTGCTCGCAATTAATTATAGCAGTATTCTGATAATCTCTTCTTATTTCACACTCGTGAAGATTCGTTGGGTAAATAGTGTTTGCCGCCCGGACATTACTTGTAATCAATGCAGCTAGTTGATCTACCCTGTTTTTATAATTTTGCATCATATACCGATATTTTGAAAAGTCCTCAGTTCTGTCTTTTCCATATGCATAACGAACTCGGACATAATGGTCCAAATCCTTTACTCCAAATCCACTTTGCATAAATTCTATCAGCATGTCATGCAATTCTATAGAAAACGTAATCGCTTCGAATTTCGATTCAGTTCGGTCACTAACTAATACACTCATTACTCGTAGTCTTTTCCTGTAATCTCAGTATATTCGTCCTTCGTAATCCAGCGACCTACGGCTAAGCGCACTTTACGCTCATCCCAGAGATTATCGTCATAATAGGATTTAACCTTTTTGAAATTTTTACTATGTTCCATATTGTTATTCCTCTCTTTTTAGATTTAAAGCTCAACGTCCTGCATCATGGCAAGGAAATCAATATTAGAAGACATTTTAGCCATGGCTAATTCAATAGCCGAGAATGGACGCAATACAAACCAATACTTTCCATCGCTCATCTCAACAATCTGAACAAGATCCATATTCTCCATTATTACTTCATCTTCGGAAGACTTTACTGCCACCCGCGATAATTTTCCCTCAAACATATCCGCTGTAAGTTTTATCTCAGATATGAAATTATCACCATTTTTTTTAAGGTTTTCGATGGTGGTGCCATCAGACAACACCATTGTATAAATCGTACTTTCCATAAAATTAACACCTCCATATCCCCCGCCCACAAGGGGCGGAGATTTATTTAACCAATGATAGCATACGGACGAACACCATAAGAGCCCGAGGCATTGCTGCAGTTCGCACGACCAATGCTGTCCACAAAAGCGAAATGCGCCGAAGACACAACATTCTGTAACCAGTATGTTTCTCTGGTCTTAATCATTCTTGGATTGAGCCGCATAAGAGCAAACTGTGAGTTGCCTACACTGTACTTTGTTGGTATTGTTGTACCATCATTTGCAGGCTCGAAGTAATGTGTTCCATACACCATTACTTCATTCATAAGTGCCACGTTTTCATCAAACCACGCTCCTCCGGATGGCTTACCATTGGAAACTGCATTAACCAAATAAGTTCTGTGTGTAAGTACCATATCTCCAAACGCCGAATTAATAGTGGCTTTTGCGGAATCAAGTCCTGACTTATACATCTCTGAACCAACATAGCCGCCATCTGTTGTATTAGATTCGTTCATCTTTGCATAATAAAGGCTGGAATCCGGAACGATAACCAGATGATGCTTGTTGAAATCCGTATCACCACATCTGAGAAAATAGTCCATATCAGCAATACGCCAATTGTTACCGCCTATTACCCAATAATCGCCAATAAACAAATCATCGAAGGTTCCATTTTGAATGGCTGCTTTCTGCGCTGCCGTTACGGAAGAACCAAGATTTTTCCCCCTATACACATTACGATGATTTATTGCGGATACAAGACCGGCAAACTCCACTGCGGCATTTGCCGCTGATATTTTCTTTGTTCCACCGGAACCATCTTTTATAATCACATCTCCGTTGTCAAACCTTGACGCGGCGGAATAATCTGTAATTTTAGGCATTTTTAAACCTCCCTTAAAATAAAAAAAGCCTTAGATTTTCTAAAGCCCTTTATAATCACTGTCTAATAATGAATGCTCGGTTATATATACCATTTTACCGAGAACATTTCTTATAAATGTTTCCAGATTGTTAATCTGCTGCTGTAATCGCATAACCTCGCTTTCATCGGCGAATACCACTCGTCCCTGAATCTCGTTTCCATTGGAATCGCATATATTCTGTCCCGATGAATCATAAATCGGCTGTAGCACTGAATGTTCGTTAGCAAGCTGTAACCCAAACTTGCCAATGTCGGCACCAAGAATTTCTTCGTATGCCGCCTGGGCTAACGACGCATAATTTGAAGCTGATGTCTCATATTTCTTGGCATTTACTTCAGAAGCCTCTGCCTTCTGCTTGGATGTTGCCGCCGCATCTTTTGACAAAGAAGCTGACTCAGCATATCTTTTCGCATCCGATGCACTTGCACCAGCGGCATTTGCAGAGCCGGCAGCACTTGAAGCTGATGATGACGCCGAACTTGCTTTTGCACTAGCCGTATTAGCATATCCGGATGCTTGACTAGCTGAGCTGGAAGCTTTTGCCGCGGCATCTATGGCTTGTTCGGCATATTGCTTAGCTGTAAGATATTCGTTAGTGGAACGTATGTTATCATTTTGAACAGGGTTATAATCGATGCTCAACGCAATAGCCCCGCTACATGCACTGCCATTACCGGATTCAATCTCAACAACCGGAACCATATCACCAGCAATAGCAGTCATCTGTTTTGTTACCTCAAAATACACGATATGCCTTGAAGAATCGCAACCCAAAGCTGGATTATAAATCATTTTACCGTCCGCTTTGCCACATCTGATATTGACTGTAGCATCATCGGGTATCGTGTACTTCTGCCCATCATTATACAACTTTACGGCTATAACAGGTAACGCATCATCATATTGGACAAGATGAACAGGGCGTGTTATTTGTCGGTTCGACATATCGGCGTATGTATAATGCACTATTTTTGAGCCATCCGGTGTATACACATTCATCAATTACTGCCTCCATTTCTTATAAATTTTTCAAGTTCGTCGACACGTTTTTTTAGTTTCTGAATCTGCCAGACACATAATGCGATGATTTCCTGCTTATCCACGCCAAGTTTGTCCTTATCCATATGATCGAATAATGCCATATCTTCTTTAATTCCTATATCATTAATGGATTTCTCAACGTCTTGTGCAATAAATCCGAGGTGTCTTTGGGTTCCGACATATCCACTGTCCGCATTGTAATAAAAAGCCGTTGGTTTTAAACTGTCAAACAGCTCTTCCATGTATTTTTCATCATCCAGCCCACGTAAAGTATTTTTACAACGTATATCGGATGTGTCATCACAAGCGACTGCAATATTGTACCATCTGGTTCTGTGCGACCTATATTCTCCTGAAGAACTAGCCCATGCACCTGTAAGAAATTCACCTTCGTTTTTATATCGAAGAAACCCACCAATATGCATATAAATCCTACCGTTCACATCCATGAAATAAGCTGGTGTTGCTACATCGTTCTTTTCTCCAGTTGCGGGATTTTTACCAACAACCCACCAACCTGCTGAGTTTGCTATGATATTCCAACCACCAGAATCGTCTGCTATTGCAAGTGCTCCAGCGGATGCTTTTAGCGCTGATATATATTCGGCTGTTACCGTGTCCTTCGTTATCTTTGTTATATGGTCATCTGATGGTATATCAGGCTGGTCTGAAACATTATTCCATGAGATAGTTGCATTCGCTCCCATTGAAATCTCATCACCCACTTCAAGATGTAAGCCTTTTATGTATTCAGACGATACCGTGTCCTTCGTTATCTTTGTTATATGGTCATCTGATGGTATATCAGGCTGGTCTGAAACATTATTCCATGAGATAGTGCACCCATTTGTCAAAGATATGCCATTTTTATCCAATGTTACAAGGATTTTTCCATCGCCATCTTTTACATATATTATGCCATCTGCATCATCCAGCCCACCGATATTTAATACTCCGCCATTTATTAAGCTGGCACTCATAGTTCCTGTTGTGATAAAATCGGCAACTATCTGTCCGTCCTGTGTCATGGCAAGTGCATATGGACCATTATATCCTGTAGACGAATACCCAAGACCTCCCTTATTCCAACGCCATACCTTCGACGCTGTATTGATATCGTCCGTATCCATAATAAGAATTTCATCCGGGTGATTTCCACCGGTACTGCTATGAATGATGACATATCCGCCAAGACCTCCACTGATAAGCTTCGTGGCATTTTCTATAGCCTGCTGCATAAAGGTTTTTGATATATTCTCCTGAATTGCCTGATTTTGGCTTGAAATTGTTGATGAAAGATTACTCCGGGCTTCCCCGAGTTCGATTGACTTATACTTTCTTGTAATTGCATCATATACGGTTTTTATACATTTAGCTTTGGCACTAACTCCTAACTCCGCAAATTCAATACTTACCATATCGCATAGATGCACCCTTTCCAATAACGCATAGTTGTGATATTCCTCACACTGTGCTAACTGAATAAATGACACCGTCAGAGACACCTTAGGTACACCTATGTTGTTTGCTTTTATATATGATTCTGTTTTACTTCTTATTTGTTCCTCCGTAGGCTTTTCAACCCATTCCTGTGATAAGTCTAACGGATAAATTCTAGTAAAATCATACGTTCCCGGAGCAGACACGATTTTCTCTGAAAGCTGAAATAATCCGTCTTGTTCGGAATACCAGAACGGATAAACTCCTGTATACACCGAACTGCAATTCTCCTCCTGCTTCAAATCTGTAAGATTTTTCCCATATCGTATGCTTACTCCTCTATCCGCTCCTCGTTCATTTTCTAATTTTACATCATAGTTATCAAACTCGTATTCTCCACCATAAATATCCAACAGAGAGCCGGACATTCCTCCCAAAAGCGAACGTATACTGGCTGGCTTCGACACGGTCATTTGTGCAGATGTTAATCTGCTGGTCGAAAATCTGAAAGGGCATGGTACAGCACAATTCGAAACTAACGATGATAATGCATTTTGAATTCCATCAGCTTTAAACGGCTGTACCGGATACCCCGACAGGTCATAACTTATATGCTCTGCATTCAATGTCACAATTCCATTGATTGGTTTTGTTATTGCATATATGCGGAATGCCTGCCGGTCGGAATACGGATTAGGTTCCGCCATTATTATACGCCTAAGCCTTAACTCCTTGAACCATTTTCCCGTTATCGGATATTCCATAACAAGCTCGAATTCGCCGTTACGTTCTTCGGTGACTTCACAACAAAGCGCCTCGAATAGACTGCCAATTCCAAGATTGTATGTATTTTCAATATCATCATTCGATTCATGTAATGTAATCAAAGCGTCCACCATCTTGGTATCACCTCCACTGATGTTATTCCGCCATTAAAATTGATTGTTGTTTCTCCAGCATCAAGTTTTGGAAATATGCCATCAATCAATTCAATTTTGGAATTACAGTTCTGAACGCCCTTATATGCATCCTGTAATTCACAATCCATGGTTACATATTCGTTTATTTCAGTAATGTTAACCGATTGATTTCCCACGTTGAGCCATCCTGAACCACTCCCGTTAATTTTAATTATCGGTTTTGCCGAAAATCCCGTAGGGTTTCTCAACACGATTTCAGATGTCGCATAAATCTCTATGTCACCAAGTTTCAAAAATCTTTGCGGCTTGCAATCGAACTGAATTGTGGCTCTTCCCGCATGGTCTAAAATATTCTGGATATTGTTTTCTTCCTTATACACCGCCATGCGGTAATATTCAGGTTCATAAGAGTCTTCCAACCGGCTGTAACCCGATGCCGAATGGAGCCACTCAGATACCATATTCGCCATTGATATGAATGACCTGTCACTGTCTCCCACAGCGATATCATATGACCTTGTGGTGTTCTGATATGACCCCTTATCAATATACACATCACCATTTCTCCCCGGTATATGTGTCACTTCATAATCTTTTTTCGGCATCTCATATCCAGGAGGATGCTCAATAAGAATATTGAAATCCGCCGATGATACACCATTGAATATAATTATGCCCATGTCGCATCTCTCCTTTCTATCTGTCTTTGAAGAATATTAGATACTTCTTCTGCGATTTCTTCCGGATTGCTACCGCGAATATTGAACGTATTCTCTATGGTATTACCGGAATTTTTGCCAAGATTATCAACTGCATTATTTAGCTGCTCGACTGCAACCTTCATCTGATTATTATCAGCTTGTGTACCGGCATATTCCATATGATTCTGAGCTTGATTAGCCAATTCAAATGACGTTGATATACGATTTCCATTCAAACCGTTGAGTAACGAATCCGTCTTATCAATTCCATTTTGAATTTCAGACAAGTCGAACACAGGTCTTATTGTTGGCTGTAGCTGTAAATCCCCGGTGGCTATATCTTTCAACTGTAAAATTGAATTCTGTAACCCTCCCTTTGCCGAATTGCCAAGCTCCTTTCCTATGTCTTTAGCCTTTTCAACATAACCTCCGATTGCATTTACAAAAGCGACACCAAAATAATCTCCAATCTGGTATCCAACTTTTGATGGTGAATGCTCGTCCAATGCTTTCTTCGCTGCCGTAGCTGCTGCTTCAGCCATTGCTTTAGCTTTTGCAGATGCCTTATATGTATTTTTGTCAATGCCCGATGCAAAGCCATCGACCAAATAGCTTCCGATATTATAAAATGTTGTATAATATGCCTCTATTTTTTCTTTACAGCCGTTTAAGACTTTTTCAGTATTATCTATAGCCTCCCTAAGTCTTGATGCAATTCCGCTACTCATCTTTGACATCAATGTTGAGCCACCATTATAAAATAATGTCTGCTTTTCGTTGATGGAATTAAGGCACGATGTAACAATATTGGAAACTGTCACAGCTATGTTAATTTCCTTCGACTTAATTCCAGATATCATTTTTGACACCAAGTTTGAACCACTTACATTGAAATCCGACTGCTTATTGCTGACTGCCTCAAGCGATTGATCGACCATGGCAACAAATGTTGATGACACATTGCTGCTCAGGTTATTTATTTCATTCGTGAAAGTTACCACAAATGTATCCACAGTACTTATCACCCTTGTATCGGAGTCCTTAAATTCCTTTATGAAATCATTGATTCCTGATTGCCCCAATGTTGTCAATGCAGAGCTAAAGCCGTTCATTCCCTTTGTATCCAGTGTGCTTACACCCTTTGCTATGTTAACAAGCTCTCCTATCTGGACAATTACTTGTGATAACTGTTCAGCATTTACACCGCTTATATACTCATAGAAATTTTTAAAGTATGAGCCAAACGATGCTATATCACTACCGAAGCTTGACAATGTCTTTTCATCTGAAAACCATCCGCCCTCCTTAGGAAGGCTCTTTTGAAGTTCTACAATAGATGCCGCTGCATTTGCTGTCGCAGTAACTACCTCCGATTTTACATCAACCATATAATCAGAGTATGATTTAAAGTTGGAACCGAATATTATCAACTGCTCACCAAATTCACCTATGTCATTGTTTCCGGTAAACCAGCCCACAACACCTCCGCTGTTTGGTAAAGTATCGGCAAGCTCTACGATAGCCTTTCCCGCAATCGCTGAATTTGTAACGGCATCGGCATTTATCCCCTCCACAGCTTCTGAATATTCTTTCATTGCCTTCCCGAATGGAGACAACTGTGTAGCGAAATCCCCAATATCGTTTTCACCAAGGAACCACCCCACGACGCCTCTGCTATTAGGAAGAGTATTAGCCAATTCGACAATAGCTTTTCCGGCAATTGCTGAATTTGTGATCGCGTCAGCGTTTATTCCTTCTACAGCATCCGAGTATTCCTTCATTGCCTTTCCAAATGGTATCAACTGGTCAGCGAAATCGTTCATATCATTTTCGCCGGTAAAGAATGAGACTACCCCACCCGAATTGGGTAATGTGGAAGCCATTTCTGCCATAGCTTTTCCAGCCATAGCCGCGGCTGTTACGTCATCAGCGTTTAACCCATCCACTGCATCTGAAAATTCTTTCATCGCATTTCCGAATGGTATCAATTTTTCTCCAAAATCTTCCATATCGTTTTCGCCAGTGAAGAATGAGACTAAGCCACCTGTTTTCGGTATTGTATCTGCCATTTCGGTTAATATCTTACCGGTCAATGCCGCTGTCTCTACATCTGCCATATCTATATCTTGGATTGCTTCTGCAAATTTCTTCATGGAATTTCCAAACGGAACCAAATCTTCCCCGAACGAGGATAATGACGAACCTCCTGTTATCCAAGAAGTTAATCCCTGTAAAATATCCGCTTTCGTAAGAGTAATTATGGTATCAGCCAAAGCATTTACTCCGGTGAGCATTTCCGGTTTTATTGCACTTGCACCATTAATGAATGGCGTTACATTTGTCATGAATGCGGACAAATCTTCTCCGATTTGTGGGAACTGGCTTGATATTCCACCCATAAATCCACCGATTATGCCGCCTATGAATCCACCTATAGCCGTTCCGATTTCCTCTAATAACTTACCACCTTCGCCAATCAACCATGACAATCCTGGTAATTGAGCCAATATCCCTATTGCACCTATTACCAATGCAAGTTCAGCCATAACCGCACCAATTCCTAAAATACCGACCATAGCTCCCGGTATTAACGACGCTACAGCACTTAATGCCACCATGATAGCCGACAATATACCTATGCCGGCAATTCCTTCCAATAATACACCAACATCTATACCTCTTATTGCTTCGACAATTCCGGCAAAGAAAGACATTAGAACTTCAACGGCTACCTTAATCAGCGATGGAAGGTTCTCTGCCACGGCTCCAAGCAATCCAATCAAAAACTGCATAATATTTGAAACTATTTGAGGTGTATAAACAACCAAAGCTTCAAGTACCCCAACTAATACTTGTAAAATGCCAGAAGCAAGTTGCGGAATACACTCTACAGCCACATCGATAACCGATAATAACACTGAAATAATTGCTCTGCCAATGGCAGGAGCCCCATCTGCAATGACCTGGCATAACGCAATAATTCCGTTGCCAACCTGGACCATGATTGCTGGTATTAAGCCGGCAATTCCCGACACGATAACTGCTAATGACGCCATGATTGCTGTCGCTCCACCAGCCAATGCGACAGCAAGTGCTGTAACTCCGACCGCTATGGCGGATAATCCCGCCCCGGCTAACACTAACCCTGCTCCTATTCCAAGTGCACTAACGCCCATCAATGCTAATGCGCCAGCTAACCCGAGAATTGCAGGGACAAGCGACAATAACACAGCGCCTGAAACTCCCAATATAACGAATATTCCGGCAAGTGATGACAAACCTTTTACAATAGAAGTCCAGCTCATAGCGCCTAATATGGATAAAACAGGAGTCAATACGGCTAATGCCGTTGCTGCAACAAATAAAGCAGCCGAGCCTGAAAGAGTTCCCGTCATAAGATTGAGCCCTACAGATAACTCAACAAGTGCCACTCCTATCGTAGTAAGTCCACGACCTATTTCGTCCCATTGCATCTGACCAAGTTTTGACAATACATTTGCCAGTATTTCAAGTGCAGCTCCTACGATTACCAACCCCGTTCCGGTTGAAATCGTATTCTTTGGCATAAGATTCATAGCCAACGCTACTTCGGCTAATGCGATTCCCATAGCTGTAATCCCTTTGGCTATTTCATCCCACTGCATACCACCGAAATCTTCCATAGCGGACGCAAATATTTTCATAGCTCCTGCAATGGCAGTTAACGCTATCCCGGATGACACAACATGCTTTGCATTTCCGGCTACATTCGTAAATACTGCTATTTCAGCTAATAACGCACCGATTCCTGCAAGACATTTTCCGATTTCACCCCACTGCATACCTCCGAAATCCTGGCATACTGATGTCAAAATTTTCATAGCAGCCGCTAAAATAACTATTCCTGTAGCGGTTGTTACTGCTTTTCCGCTAAACTTAGCAGTCTGTAAGAACAATGCCATTTCTGCAAATAATACACCAACACCCGTCAATCCCTTTGCAACCTCTGACCATGACATGGTTGCCATATCCATACATGCCGAAGCCAACACCTTTATTGCCGCAGCAAATATAACGAGTCCGGCTGAGCCCTTGATAATCCGTCCGTTGTTGTCAGACATAAGTTTTGCAACTGCCACTACAACCGCTGATAACCCGGCTACCCCAGCCAGTCCCCTTAATAGATCATCCCAGTTTACAGATGAGATTTTTTTCAAAGCAGAAGCTAGTACCAATACTGCAACCGACATCGCAATCATACCGGCGCACGCCTTTATGGTATTGCTCATCGAACCGCTTATCTTATTGAATATAGCCATTGAAGCCATAAGGTTGGCGAATAATACACTTATTGCACCTAATGATTGTGATAACTTTTCACTATCAATTAGAGATATAACAACAATGCTTGTCGCTAATATTGCTATAGCCGATGCAATTTTCATAAGTGTTCCGGCTTTAATATTTGTCTGATATGCTTCAATACACCCTCTCACACCATCGAGTATTCCTGTAACGCTTTCCAATATACCGGATACATTACCCGTTGCGTCGGTTAATCCGTTCATAAACTTGGTTATCACTGCCGCCATTCCACCAAATGCCATTGAATTTAGCAGGTCAAGAATATTGTCAAATTCCGCATTTTGAAGAGCCTCGGCAAATGATTTAATTGCTCCCCCGAGCAAGCTGGCAACGCCACTTACGATTTTTGATGTTATCGTCCATATTCCCTCAAGAATTTTTAGAAATTGACATTTCGACAACGCATCACCTATTGCCTCAAATGCTAAAACAACTATGCTTTTTGTCTTAGTTGCACCGTCACCAAGCTGTGACAACCGGATTTGTATTCGTTCTAAAAGTGAATGGAGTATTTCAAGAGGATGAAAATCGAATTTCTGTTGAATGTCGTATGCGAAGTCTACAACCTTATTCCGCACTTCCTGAATGGCATTGACTATCTTTTCACATATACCTGTTAAGTCTTTACCGGTGACGACAGATGCAATGTCGAAAACCAGCCTCACTATATCTGATATTTTATCAAATATTACTTCCAGTACACCCGCTAATCCTTCTCCGCCTTCTATATAGCTTACGAAAGCATTTCCTGTAAAATCTTTAAAGTAGTTGATTAAAAGTTTCACAACCGTGACAACTCTTTCAACTGTCTCGCCAAGAATATCTGTGCGTTTTATTGTTTCATCAACACTGACAAGGAATTCTCCCATATTACTTGTGACATCCAGCAGTCCGCTTCCCATCGGAAGAATTTCACCAAGCAGCTCACCGACTCCCTTAGATACGGCTTTTATTATCTGCGCGCCTATATCAAGAATTGCAAATGCGCCTTTAAAGGTGTTTTTCAGTTTATCAGCATTAGATACAACTTTCTTTACACCATCCTCACCAACGACATATATTTGCTTGAATTTGGCTGATGTCTTATCTAATACCGGAATTATTTTATCGACGCCTTTCTCTTCCACTTTCCAAAAATTTTTAAAATGCAATGTGGCATTTTTTATACTCGCAGTAATGTCAGCAAGCTGTTTTCCTGTAACTGGCGGAAATATATCACTAAATGCATTTTTTACGGCTTTGACAATATTAAGAATACCCTCAAACGCATTTCTAGCAGCGTCGATTAAATCAGTTCGTCCACCAAGATCTTTCCAGTCCTGAAGAACTTTATTCCTTGAATCCGATGAAGCATTAATCAAACCACTGAAAATATCGCTTATTTCTGTAAGTAATTCCTTTGCTTCCTCGAAGTCGCCGACTATTGTCTCCCAGCTCTGTGTCCATCCGGACTGTGCAGCCTCCTTTAAAGTATCAAACAACTGAGTAAAAGTCTTAACCCTGGTTGCAGCATCATTTGCTGTTTTTCCCATTTTGATTATTGACTGTATCTGCTCATCTGTATATCCCATTGTTCTGAGCTGTTCCTCGTTCAAATCACCGGTGAACTTAGATAATGTTTCTGTCAAGATATCAGATGTAAGCCAACCCTTACTAAGGGTCTCTCTGAATGACCCTTCATCCTGTATCATCTCATCAATAGCAATTCCATGTACTCTTGCAGTTTCCTTAAGAGCGTCCTGAAACACCTGACCACCCATACCGGCGTTCACAACCGAGTTCCAATCCTGTAATTTTACTGTTCCAGCTGCCAACGCCTGCGATAACTGATACATTGCCGTACTAGCCTGTTGAGATGTTGAACCTGATACAGCGGCAAGATTGGCAATACCTTTGATTGCCGCTACCGACGTATCAAGATCAACACCGGCTGCTGTGAAAGTACCAATATTACGGGTCATTTCCGTAAAATTGTAAATGGTCATATCTGCATAATGGTTAAGCTCGTCTAACGCATTATTTACCTGATCCAAGGTTGTCCCTTTTGATGATGTATTAGCAAGTATTGTCTGCACGGCATTTATCTGTGTTTCGTATTCCTGAAATCCCGATTTTACAGGGTCGATTGTGAATGCAGATACGATTTTCTTTCCGGTATCAATTGCACTATTGGTAATGTTTTGCAATGCCGTTATTCCCATTATCTCAAGTGCTGAAAATTTGACCTTTACATTTTCCAGTGCATCATGCAACGGGGACATGTCACACTTTGATGCGGCAGCGCTTATATCTTCTAATCCCTTAGAAGCTCCGGTCAAATCCAGACTTGACTTCAACCTTCCAACAGATTCTATTGTTGTCTGCACATTTTTCTCAAACTGCCTGTTGTCAAACTGCATTTCAACAACTTTTTCGTCAATTACCTGTTTACTCATACTCGCGTTACCTCCCTCCATGCATCATTTGTTAACTGGTCAAAAATAGGCTGAATAGCAGGATTGATATAATCTCTTCCTTCTACCCAGCCTCCATTACGAGTTGCATGTCCATATTGTAAAATTATTGCTATCGGAACTCCATTTTGAATGTTGGAGTTGAAAAAACGTATAATCACTTTTCCCTGCTGCTTTATGATTTTGTAATACCACGATGCGGCAGTAACTCCTGAATCAACCGGAGTTGCAGATGCCAAGACTTCGACACCTGCTTTACCAAATCTGTCAATGTTTTCAAGGTGTACAGATTTCTTTGCATTTAACAAATAACTGGTAAGCTTCGAAAAGTCACCCTTCTGCTTAAATGAAATTTTCACAATACACCTCTCATTTCTTCTACGATATTGAACTTACATCAACCCAGAAACTTACACAGCCTGGTACTCCGACACGCGCCGGACTATTCGTCATTCTTATTCGTCCGTTCCTAATCGTATCATCCCATGTGTAATATATCCCGGAGCGTCTGCCAATGCTGCTTCCGCCTTCCGAGTTGTAAACTACGGCATTCGACAACACATACTTTGTTCCTGCTTTGAAAGTCTTCTTATCAGCCGTATCGGCAACCAGTCCAATGTCCGCTAAGTTAACCCAGAAGCTAACTTTTCCAGGAATACCGACTTTGTTAACAGCATTCGTAACCCTTATTCGTCCGTTCCTTATCGTTCCATCCCACAGATAAAACTTACCTGAACGTGTTCCATATGCACTTAATGCGGTCTCGGAGTTAAAAACCTGCACTGCTTCAAGATACACGGCAAGTCCCGGCTTTACTTCATTGTTATTTTTGCCATCGAACTCTATCCCACAATATATGAAGCCCTGTAGAGGTCTTAATGGCGAATATACATATCCGGAACTTTTTGTAAGAGTCGTTAGGTAAAATTCCTCACCTTTCCAAGCCGAAGCAGATACTACTATGTCACCATTGTCCTTAATCTGCTCTACAACTCCTACATGACCGGCACCATCAGAGCTGTTCCCTGCTTCTCCGGCTCTCCAACAAATTATTGCACCAAGCTTTGGCTCTTTTCCTGTTTTGAGCCCTATCCTCAAAGCCGATGCCATAAAATCTTCTGCATTCCCGGTTAATCCTGTATACCTCTTACCTGTGAGCTCGTATAATCGTCCCCACGCGTAAGCTGTGCAGTTTGGCATTCCATATCCACAGGCATAGAAAATATTGTCGGTTGAGTAATAATGCTTGTCACTCTTTGACGGAGCAACAAGTCTAGGTACAAATTTTGCCATGATAATCACCCCTTTGTATTAAATTTTTTTCTTCTGGCATCGTTTAACATACTGTTTTGTCGCATAATATCCGCTTTCTTCATAGGCTTAGATGGTGTATTCTTTATACTGCATACCTGTATTAGTGTGATAAGTCGGTTTAAATTCCATTTTTCACATTCGAACGGTATTCCAAGACTTATCATCCAATAATAAATCAATTCAGACGTAATGACCTCTGCGCTGCGACGCCGATTTTTACTGTTCTTAATCCTCGTAGCTGTCATTGGCTTATTTATATAATTCTGAATCTCGGAAATATTGGCTTTGGTTAATGCCTTGTAAACGTTTTCATCTATGTCCAAATCCAGTGTCATACAACGTACATAATCTATGGTTTCTTCCCACGTTTTTGGCTTATCGGAAATAAATTCCTTACACCATTCCTCTTCCCATTTTGAAATTGAGACCAGTGAATGCTCCAAATGCAAGACAGTTTCTTTTACATTTATAAAGCACTCATTAATCTCATCCCATAGTTCTGTTTCAGAAATCGTTATCGTTTTCATACTACATAATCTGCTTGCTGCTATTGAGCATCTGGAGCCGGAACTGCATGGAATCTCTGTTCCTCTGCACGCTGCGGTATAATGGCATTTACGAATGCCGAGGCAGCATTAGCATCCGTTACAAGCTCGATGAATAACTTGTTATATGCCTCCGTCTCAGAGAACGCCTTTGAAATCTCCTCAGACTTCATAAGCCTGCGACCATCAGGAGTTTTCTCGCCATAAGCTGTAAGAATAATATTCTTGAATATCTCCATTATCTTCTTCCCGTCCTTAGCCGCTATAACATCCTGGAGCAGCTCCACCAAGCCATTAGCTGTACCCATTTGCATCTCAAAAATCTCAGTCTCATTTAAGTTGAAATAATGCTTTTCGGTACGCTCTGTACCGTTATAATCTGTGTAAGTAATCGTTTTTACTAACATGCGTTCAATCTCCTTTCGAATAAAAAAAAAGAGGTCGCCAGCCTTACTGATTACAACCTCCTGCAAATATTACCTCAGAACAGTTATCCTTCTGCACCGAGTATCTTATATACCTCATCCGGTAAAGGTAATCTGGCTTCTACACCATCTGACCCGCCGGTTGTAGTTGGATCCTTACCGTAAAGAATCTCTTCAAGCTTAGCAAGCTTTGACGCCTCAACCTTTGTTGAATCAATCTCAATACTGGACATAGGCTTGATTGCCTTTCCATCAACAACAATGTTTATCTTGACAGGGGTTGTGTCAAACTCCCATGACATGCTCATCGCCTCTGTATTCTCATTAATCGAGTTGTGCTCTCTGGCTGACGGTGACGCAAGGCATCCATATATAAGACGAATCTTATATCCATGGTCATTCATCTCATCATCGTTACCAAGAATAGTCTGGTATGATAAGCCAAACTTCTTACGATCCTGCTGGTTCATAAATACTCCCGGACATACTTCTTTTGAGCCATCACATTCCTTAAATTCATCAGGGTATGTATAAGCCTCTACCGTACCTCCGAGTTCCTCATTAGAGAGAAGTGACAGATACTTAGAATTGTTGGCGTATACCGCCTTTGCCTCTGCCCCGGATGGTGTATCCTTAATACTGCTTACACCATTCCATGCGTATCCCTTAGGATATGTACCGCCCTTAGCCATAGGGTATAAAACTACTTTGCTTACGCCTGTCTCATACAGACGTTTTGAATCTTCGTCCCATGCAAGCTTCATATATTTTCCTCCAATCTTAATACATAATTTTGAACACGAAATGGTTCAAATTATCACTTGTAAAATCTCTGTCAAATTTCGATATGATTGATGACTTCAAAAGCTTATCCACTAACTCACTATCAGGGTTTTTATCGATGATTGTAACCGTATAAGCTTTTGAAGTTTTATATATCCTGTTATTGGCGTATTCAGTGTCAATATCGTTTAATGAATACACTATTGCCGGATACTGCATTTTTACGGAAGAAGGGGGCTGAAAATAAGCCCTGCACTCCGAACCCGAATATGGACACGATAAAATGTCGCATAGTTCATTATGTAGTTTGTAGCGCCTATTCATTGTAAATTCCCCCTACCGTAAGGATAAGTCTCGGGAACTGTTCCTCGACATCCGTAATTTTCCACTTAACACCCATGTATTCGATAAATTTCATTGAGTGAAAGTTTTCATAAGCATATGGGTCTGCTACAATACTGAATTTGTTCGCAATATTTAGGTTGTCATTCAAACTTCCGGAATTTCTGTACTGACTTACATTCTTGATAATGTCGCCATAATATTCACGGGTTGTAATCACCTCACCCCATACGCCTGGTCCAAGTTCACTTGTTGTGGCATAGCCTATTGACCCATAAAACTTATTCATTTTGATTTTCTCCCTCTGTTAACCTGCTATTGCAGAATGAGCGGTTTCCGACTCAGTTACAGACTCTGTCACGTCCTCCTCGATAGCAATCGCTGAGTACACACGAGTAAGCGCGCCGGAACATCTTGTCTCAAGTAATGACTTCTCCTGATTGAAGTCAATATCAAACTGGGTGAAATGGGTTATCTCGCCGCCCTTTGTTGCACCAAGCGAATAATCAGCAAGGTTTGCTACGATGGCAACCAGCTTCTTCTTTTTGCTGTCGGACGTTGTTCTTATCTTGTTCTCAAACTGTTCAGCAGTATTGATACTTCCGACATTGAGCGCCGTTGCAAGCTCAGCTACGGAATTGTAAATACGTCTTCCGTTGTTATCCCTTGCAAGTAGCATCTGATTAAGTCTATGCGGAGCGATATAGAGGTCCGGAGTACCGGTTCCCTTGTAGTCCTCTCTTGCATAAAGAATTGTGTTGACCATCGCTTCCGCAATGATGAAGTTCTCGCCGAAATTAACGCCGGTATTACTTCCCTGAATTTCTTTCTTAGCCTTAGCAACGTCGATATCCGTATGGATTGTATAAAGGTCATCATCCGTCCAGATTGGTCTGATGTGGTCTGGCGAAATCTTTCCCTCATCGCCGTCATCACGACCATCGCCAAGCATAATTGCCGTTGCAAGCTCCTCATTGAGCATCATGCGGTCAATCTTGTACAGGTAACCTACATAATCAAAATCCGTAATATCGACAATGTCATCCTTATGTAAAGCATCCTTTATATAGACTGTCTGTGGATCTGTCGTTCTTCTTACGAGTTTGAAATTACCAGCCTGCTTCTTCTGCTCACCCTTTGAATATCCTCTCGCTCTGAGTGTGTCGATGTTGCGGATATCAACCTGGCTTGTCCTTATTCTGGAAATAGGGCTCTTATGAACCTTGTTCATCACCGTGCTAATCCACCCCTGGTCACTTGTGATTAATTCCGGAGCCCCTGGTCTGACCTCTGTGTACTCTGGAAACAGTGACGTTACATTGCCGGTTCCCGACTGAGTAAATCCGCTGGCTAAAGCATCATGCTGAAGAGCATTGTTATCAGCATAAAGCTCGAATGCATTCTGGAAAGTTCCAATCTGACTGGACTTCGCCATCTTGAGAATCTCTTCCTGTGCAGCGTGAGAAAGATAGCCCTTACTCTCATGCTTATCATTGTCAAATACATTGTGTTTCATATCGTCTTCTCCTCCTTTAGATTCGTCTTCTGAATCATCCGCCATTGAACCGATGATTCCATATACCACCTTTTTCTGCTCTTCTGTAAGGCTGTTGAACACATCCTTGATGGTTTCTTTATCGGTCTCCTTATTTTTCTGATGTTCAGCATTCTCCGATTCATCTGGCTTTTTTTCATCAGAATTATCAGCGTGCTCAAGAAATGCAGTAATCATCTCATCATATCCGAGAATGATTCCTGACTCGCCGTCGCCATGTACAACAACGTCATCAATGAATGCTCCAGGATTAGCTCCAGCTAATACGAGACTAACTTCCCTGATAATCCCGTGGAGTACATCTGAACCAGCCTGCTTTAACTGATTAGCGAAAATAGATAAAGACCGCACATCACCATGTTTGACAAGTTTACGTGCAGTCTCACCGGACTCTGTATCATTAAATTCACAATATGCATAAACGCCCTCATCTCTGTTTTCGAGATGGGCTAATCCCAACACATTTGCAGGGTCCGCATGGTTATGCATCCATACTAATGGAACCGTCTGTCCATTCTGAGCTTTGAACGCGTCACGTTTTATGACTCGTCCATCGACACACTCTAAATCGTTTCGAGTTGCCCAGCCGCCAAAATCGTATTTCATTTTGATTATACCTCCCTATTTCCTTATGTAATATGATAACGGATGCGACTTCGACGTTGTCGATGATGACTTCTTCGTAGATGAAACCTTTTTATATTCAGACAGAATCTTGTCGAATTCCTGCTGATAGATGTTCTCATAAGAGGAATCTAAATTAGCCTTGGCAGTTGTATATGCCTGCCTTGCGGCTTCAACTACAGTCTTTAATTCCGTACTCACCTGTGCCCGCCTGCTTTGGGCATCCAAGCTCGCAGCCGATTTATCCTGCTTTAATCCGCTGTTCAGTGACTGCTTCGTAGCCGATGCAGTACTGCGGATTTTAGCTATTTTTTCTTTCCTTTCCGCAACTAATTGGGCTCGTTCTTCTTTTGACAATCCCGTCGGGATTTCAACAGCCATCAGCTTCTCTATCTCCGAATTCTTGCCAGCATCCACACTTTCTTTTTGTTCAGTGTTACTCTTGGTTAGTTGCTCATTCAAAGCTTTCAAATTTTCAGTAATCTGTTTCTTAGCTTGTGCAGCAATGGCTCGAAACTCTGAAATCTTTTGATTCCGTTTGTTCTTCTCCTCCTCAACTTCAGAAGATTTATTGTCCTTAATACTATTCTTTGTATAGGACCATACTTTCTTGCCCTCATCATTGAGCTGTGTTGCAGAACGTCGCCCCTTAAGCTCCCTTGTTCGCATGTAATATTCATGCGCCTTTACCGGGTCATAATAAGGAGATGCGTAATGGATAACCACTGCTTCTTTAGCTCCCGGCACCATCAATCATCTCCTTCCGATGTATAATCGCCTATTATGTTGTTGATTTCTTCTGTAATGCCATTCAGCAAATCATTCACAATGCTGTCATATTCCTCCGACCCAGCCACGGCATTATTTCCAGACATAGAATTATCCGGAGAGCTTAGATTGCTGTTTCTAAGCTCATCTGCCTTTGGATCTGAAGATGGTTTCCATCCAATAACCTGTCTTATTTCATTTGAGGATGCAATTTCATTTCGGGTAAATTTATCAGAAATTTCTGCGAGCTCTCCGACTGGAACCAGCTTGAACGGGTCCCTGAAGAACATAATTGATTTGCGCTGCGAACGCGCAGTCTTGGAAAGAAATTTTCTCTTCATTTCATCAGTGATAGCAGAAATGATTGGTTCGATGGTCCGATTGTAATAATTCAGCATAGTCTTCTCATCCGCTGTACCATCTAAAATGCTTTGAGTAATGCCTAGCTGGCTGTAAAGCATGTTTGTCAGGTATTCAATCTGTTTCATAAGATTATTCTCCAATGAACGATTGAGCTGGGTGATCTTTTCTGTTCCATCGACATATGCTATCCCATACTTCGACCCCGCCAGCTGTTGTTCTATATCCCTACGTCTCTGCTCTGCCTGTTGACGTCGGGCATCTGATTTAATAACATATGGAAGCTGAATTATTAAATCCAATTTTCCAGCGCTGCTCTGTTCATCAACAGCGTCCAGCAAATTGAGCTTTCGAATAAGTCTCTGCATGGTGGAGTTCGGCTCATTTATTACCGCATACAATGGATTCTCAACTATGCCGATTGTCTTTTTAGGTACAATGATATCCTGTTTTCGCCCCTTACTCTCGTTATAAACCTCCACGCGAACATGAGCCGGGTACCAGTCTCTGATTCTCCCGACGCGCATGGAGTATATTTTATACCCCTCTGTATCATCCGGGTCATCATCTGTATCAATCGGCACTATTGCTATGCAGCCTTCATACATCATGGACATCACCATATCCTGAATAAAAGCCCGTCCGGTCTGGTCAAGATTTGCTTCCAGCGATAAACACTTGTTAAGGTCACTATTGACTACTCCTAAGAAACGTTCTTCATCGTCCAACTGCACATGCCGAATGTTTATAGCTGCAACATCCAAAGCAATTCTGTTATAAACCGATGTTACGATTGACCTCTCATTACCTCTGGTAAGCCTTAGTCTATCCGGACGGTATGAATATCCGCTGCCTATATCTCTGTACACAACCGTAGGGTCACGATTGAGAAACGCGTTCCATGCATGTTTCAGCCTGGAGCCAACATTTAATTCCATTTTGAAATTTCACCTCCTAAAAATAGTCAAAAAAAAAAAAGACCTCTATAAAGAGATCTCTAAAAACTATACTGGTATCTTATTCAGTATAGTTTTACATACAATTCCATTATCGTCTGGCTCATAGTTCTTATCCAGGCATTTTAATGTTAGGAATTCTCCAACTTTTTCTTCAATATCAGCCCAATAATCATCTTCTTCGGATAAATTGTTAAAATCACAATCTAATCCGATTGATCGCATAAGGGCAATTTCTTCATCACTGAACATATGCTACCCTTCCTTTAAATATTTTCGTTTTGTTCTGCTCCCTGTACACCATGTTGTTGATATAATACCCGTTTCTGGATTAACCGCTACGGTTGCAAATTCACCAATAAATTGCTGACTCGGTCGCCCATTATCATCATACTTCGTTCTTATACTATCACCATTTAACGGCTTTTTCAATGCATCGATGATTTCTTCCACCGTAACTGGTCTGGAATCTAATTGGGTTCTATCAAGAGCATGTTCCGAAAAATGAGTCACCATTATTCCGTTTGCTGCTTTTATCGGCGTTTTTAACCGATTATTCATTCTTGAACGTATAGCATTTTTATCGTGATTCAATGTTTCTCTTGTTCTTCGAACTCCCCATTTCATTCCCTTAACACCATAATGCATCAAACTGTCATCGGCTATAACCCTGGCAATTTTTCTGTTTGTGCAAGGGCGTAAAATTGATGCGCTATCAATCATTTTTGCTTTTGCCATTTAGTGATACCTCCTACTCAAACGCTTCCAGGTTTGCCTTGTATGCGATATAGGCATCCATCATAGCCGCCACTGCATCAATTTTCTGTTCATAACGCTTCTTCAATAACTTACGATTTCCATTGGTATCTTCCAAAGCAATGCAATTTCCCATCGCGAATGTCATTAATTCCTCATCAAATAAAAGCATTCTTTCTTCGGATAGCTTCTTCAGTTCACCAAGCGGAACTGATTCTGTCTTAGCACCCTGTATTACTTTTTCAATGCCAAACGGTCCGTTTTCATTCGCCCAACGATCGACGAATTCCTTTGCATTATATGGATCATATCCAAAGCATCTGACATCATATCCTCGCTCTACAATGTGATTATCTAAATCTTCATAGACGTCCATCATATTTAGAACCGTTCCCTCTAAGACAATCAAACTGCCTTCTTTCATAAACTGGTCATATTTAATTCTCATAGCTGCCTGGAGTTTCATTAGAGTTAATGAAGAAATATAATTTCGGGTTTTGATACCGAAAGACCCATCAGATAATGGAAATAAAAACGTGAAAGCACAGAAATCATCGCCCTGTGACAAATCAGCTCCCAATGCACAAGGCATCTGCCAATAATCTCTATGTCTGTGTGGAAGTGTTTCTTCGTATGTAAAATAATAAGTATAACCCTCCATCGGAAGACCGAAACGTTTAGCCAGAATATCATTTCTTGCTGCGGGGGCTTTCTCAGCTCTCTCAACATCAAGCTGATATGTTTCATAACTGACCGTTTTTCCTAAATTAGGATTGGCTTTCAACCACATATCAGGGTTAGACACTTCATCGATTGAGTCCAATTTGTACCACCAAATCGATACATGCGGATTAACATACTTTCCTTTGAGTATGTCCATTAACTCCATTTTGATTGTGTCGCCGGCTCCGTTACGAACAGTACCTTCCGAGCTTATTGCAACAATAAGATAATCATTTACCTTTGATGCTCCTTGCTCAATAGCGCCGATGACGTCCTCTCTGATATCGCCCGAAAGCCATTCATCAACCGTTGCCACCTTAATCTGAAGTCCCTGAAGCTTATCAATTCGCATGGGACGTATCTCAAGAAGCGAACCTGTAAGAAAATTCTCAATACCTTTTTTTGTCGCTGCCAGTTTTACTCTGTTAGCTTTTGACCCCGATGTATTCGGTAAGGCACCCTCAGTCAGGAATTTGTAATATGGACCCCTGGCTCTTGTAATCGCGGTCTTTATTGGCAGTATCACTTCCTCAGCCTGTTTCATCGTAGGCGCAGTTGTAATTTGGTGAGTGGTAGTCACGTCAACATTTAAGAAATAGTTCTGAAGGCAGGAGCCATACATAGACTTTGCAGCTCCTCGTGATACAATAAGAAACTGTTTTCGAATAAGCCTTTTTCTTATCTTTTTAGTTACATAGCGTCCTCCATGCCCGTCCTTATATGGTTCGTATACACTACGCTCCTCAAAGTAATACCATCCGAATATCTGCTCTGCCCACAGTTTAAACGAATCAAGAAGAACCAAATCAGAGCCATCTGTCAATACAAGTTCATTTTCGCAATAGCTTATAAACCCTTCGATTGCAAGATTATCATAATAAACTCCGGGGTTTGCAATGAGTTCATCGATACGGAACATTTCCATCTCAACTTCCCTGCAAACCGGAATCTCGCCCCGAATAACGGCATCCCTAAACATGCCGTAATATTTCGGAACGGCAGTGTTCGATAATGCCATATTTCAAATCACCTCATTATGTTAATTCCTTTATGCTTAATGCAATTGCCAGCGCGGAACTTGCTACGCCAAGTACACCTCCGGCTACTTCCAATGTGTCTTTCACACGTTCCCTGCCCTTTGAAATCGCGGGTGTCTCTTCTGGTGCAAATAACTTATTATACTGTTGCTCTAACAGTTCACGATTTATTTTATCCCGCATCTCCTTATCTGACATTTTAGACAAATCCATTTTTAATCTGGTTGCCTTAGGTCGGCTGTCACGCTCCATACTTTGGAGTTCTTTAATCATAGACGAGCTTGTATCTACGAATCTTTTCCGACGTTCCATGTCCTCTTTAGTCCATCGCTTAGGATCGGGATTACTTGTATCGATACGATTATCTTTTTTCTTAGCAAGATTTTCTCTCACATCCTTATCGTATCGTTTCTTACCGGCGGTTGTTAATGTTCCGTCCTTGTTCTGATAACGTCTAACGCCCCATTTCATTCCAAGCACACCATAATGGGACAAATAATCATTATTCATTTTGAAGCTCCTCCTTAACGCATTTAACTACTCTCGTTCTTAATGCAATCTTCCGCAGTAATGTTGAGCCGCCATTCGTATTCACTTATCTGCGTTTTATAGCATTCAAGCACAGCTGAACTTAATGGTGGGTCGAACAAAAGCTTAACCTTTAAAAACATATATGACTTCGCAAGCATGTATTTGCTTTCATCTGAAATAAAATCAGACCATATCGAACTTTTGTCTTCTATCATAAATCCATCAGCAGGTCCAACACCCAATTGATGCAGTATAGAAAACACGGAATTAATATGCATCAGCAAATCTGCATCGAAGTGTTCGTACTCTTCGGCAATTCCCAACATTTTCTTTACCGAAGTAAGTATACTATCTGTGATACTGGCAGCCATATGATTCCTCCAATTTACGTCAAATGAATAAACTTCTTCATGCAGTAGCCCTCTACCTCATTAGAAATGAATACCTTGTAAAACTCATCTGAAGAATTTAAGGTATCTATTTCAACTGCTGTCCCGGCTTCTAACACATGAACCGGATTAGAACTCTTATCAGGCTGGCTACGAACATTCAAATACTTACAATCGCTGACAATACCTATACACCTGATTGGCTGTGCCACCTCTGTATCTTTCTCTGAATTATTATAATGTGGTTTTCTATTTTCCTTCATGCTTCCTCCTTAATGTCTCCATGGACAAGTGTCATTCTTGGCTCGTTCCGGTATAAGAACGGGCAAAATATTTTCGTTTCCATAATGTATTGCATTGTGTGTTTCTAAAGTTGTAGAAATAAGATATTCAGGGTTAAGCAGTATGTCTGTTCTGCGTAAAATATCGCTTTGCTCTATTGGATTCATGTGATGGACAAGGATTTTTCCATGAATCTCATATCCGTCTAGTCCCAAATCGCATCCATTATCGCGAATTATCACTTCTCTTTTTACAGCGAGCCATTCTTTGGAATTATAGAATTTCTGATTCAAAAACCTCTCAAATCCAAATGTCTCTTTCCCGACAGTTCCATCCAATCGCAGGTAGTTATATCTGTCGATGAAATCAGTAAACTTTATCAGTTCGGAATACGTTCTAATCATAGTCATCGTCCTCTGCCGCACCACTATAACCCCTAAATGCTTTTAAAGCCTCTGCTGCCAGTTCTTCACTTCGTTCGATAGATTTTAAATTTTTAGTCTTAGCCTCTATAAATTCCTTTTGCTTCTGTAATATATCTTTTTCTATTTTTTCTTTTGTGGAACCAAGCTTTAGATAATGTGTGATAACCTGTGATGAAGCACTCCCATCTCTTAATTGTCTTTCAGCAAGGTCAACCGCCAATGCAATTAATTGATTCTCTCTTGCTTCCGGCGTTAAGGCTGGACGCATCTTCTTAATGTTTTCGGAGTTATCTACAGCCTTTACTTTTTTCAAGTCAAACGCCCCTTTCTAATAACTTTTCAATCTGACAATGACAGTTATTGACTATTTTTCCAGTACTTAAAAAGACCCACACATTGCGAAAATAGCTATTCAGCGAAAGGAGAAATCAACTCTGAATCTAATCAACAGAATCAGTAAACTATTCGTAATCTATAGGTCTGTTTAGGTACTGGAATGAAAACATTTTCTAAAAAATCCCTCTGGAGAAATTTTAAAGACCGCCGCGATATGGGAGGGGGTATGTTTTTTTCGGACACCCCCCTATACCCCTTTTCACGAGTTTTTTAGAATTATGCAGATTTATCGGTTATTTTACAGTAAATATTTTTGAAATCATATTTGATAATTTCATCAATCGCACGCTCCGTTTCTCTTTCGTTCTCTTCATCGGATAACTGATCGGAAGTGCGTGCTATTCTTCCGAGATAAGATGTAGTATGATAGCCTTTTTCTTCATCAAACAGCATCCATTGAGTGAATTGCTCAAATGGATTATACGGATTATCAAAAGTTGTAAGCGCACATCGCATCTAAATTATTCACTCCTTTCCACTTAAATACTTAGATACTGTAGATGTTGACACACCAAGAGCTTCGGCGATCTCGGCAGTACTGTAACCCGAAGCACTTAATGCGGCGATACGGTTCTGTTTCGCCGTGCTCAATGTATTGCTGGCTCTAGGAGTTGCTCTCTGCCTTATTGTATCGGTATTGGTGTTATTCAATATTTGAAGAAGCTTGTTTTCGCTTATTGCTCCGGCTTGAATCGCTTCCCATTCTCTATCAGTAATCTCAATGTTATTTCTTTTTGCCCCGACAGAACTTCGAGCCTGAGCTAATGCCTGCTGACTTGCTTTCTTTATTTCAGACTTTGTCATATCCGGATTGTCTTTTTTCTTGGCTGACACTGTTGCATTAGCGATTGTCTGGGCTTGACGCTCCTTCGGTGCATTCGATAAAGCAAGGTTCAACTTGGATTCAAGTGATTTTACCTCATCTGAATATGTGCTCTTCGCTGAAGCCGAATAAGCAATCTTCCCCGAATTAACCATCTCCTTACGCGCCTGATTAGCAAGAGATTTCATAGAATTAGCGTAATCAGCATACGCTCTCTCCACAGGAGTATCAGCATCAGAAACCAAAGTATAGGCGTCTTTTGTCTCTGCCATCTTCGTACTTTTCTGAGTTCTTACCTGAATTTTTCCGTTTTTATCTACATACTCTTCTTTTACAGACTTATAAGAAAGAGAACCATCCTCATTAATTGTCGGACTTCCTTTTCTCTTAAGAACCTGTGTTTCGGACTTTGCCCTTGAGATAAGTGTCGATGCACCTTCATGATAACGCCCATCGGAATCAATACTTCCTTGGTATCTTTTTTTCAATGTAGCTATATCGTTGTCGATTTCGCTCTGCTTGTAATCCAATTTGTGCTTTTCGGCATCAATAACTACCATACTGTGCCTAACGGCTTTTGCAAGTTCATCCTCCGTTGCACCACGCAGTGTCATGTCGGTGATAAGATTAGAAACCTTTCCCATCTCTGTCTGGGTGTTTTTCATAATCTTATATTCTTTGCCGTTACGATAATAATGTGTTGTACCATCTGAGCCCTGCTTCACATCATCAGCGCCATATGCGTCCTTGGTATCAAACCCTTTTAATCCCCTGAGTTCGTGAGTTGATGTAATCTTCACTTTGCTGTTCGATGAATTACATGGTATCACCGTTACCGTATCGCCGTCAAAATCTGCACCTGACAATCTATCCGCGTTCTTCTTGTTTATACCTATAGCATCTATTGGGTTATTACCAAGTACACTTTTACCCTCAGCCAATTTATTATTGACTTTCAAAATTGGAATCTCGAAAGTCCCACCGTGTGGGTAACGAATTAAAGCAACCGTTTCTCCATCTTTGTAATTCGGCGCATACACTTCATTATCCTTAATAGATGTCAAAGGTAAGATAACCTGATACTTCTGACGTGGCAAAGCTGCCGCCTGTAAATGAACTGCTGCCGCATCGCAATCCTCTGCAAACGATTTTAACAATACTTTCTTGACTGTTGGATTAGTCAATGAACATATTTCATCAAACTCCGACTGCTTATCTGCTTTCGCCAGACCGAGCTGCTTATCAATCAACGCCTTATTCTGCTTTGACAAGAACTGAGCAGGGAGTGTTTTACTCCATTCCCCCCAGTCTCCTTCTTCAGCACGTTTATTGATTAATGACAACGATTGCCTCTTCCCTGTTACAGAGTCTATATACTTTCCGTCGGGGTCGTCGTAATAGCTTTGACCGCCATGTTCCTTAATCAGTGAACCAAATGGATTATCCGGGTCGTCTTTTATTTTCTTTAATACATCTTTTGCCGGTGTTCCGGACTTCTTGTTTGTATTAAAGACGACGTCCACTCCATCCGGCATATCATCAGAATACACAGCCATTCCTTTAAGGTAATGTGTTCCATCTACCATAATACGAACCTGGGCATAGTGTGCATCGCCTAAAGAAAGATCCTGTACACCACGCCTTAGCTCAATTACACCATCTTTATCAACTCCGCCATCTTCGGCATATCTGATTTGTAGCCTTTTAGAATCCATGCTGGACGGATATTCAAAAGCTTTCTTAAATGATGCGCCATCATCGTAAGATATGTAATCTCTGACAGAATGCACATTCTCAAAGTTATAAACATCCTTATACTCTGTCCCCGGAGGACAAATAACTTTTATGTTTGTCTGTTTTCCGGGGTTAGTGACTTGCGGAACTCCAGCTCCATAAATAGGATAGCCCTCCATTTCAAGAATATAAAGCGCCTGGTTAAGTTTCTCTTTGGAAATCCCAAGTTCTCTTTCCACACCAACTCCGACATCAATCATTCCTTTTTCTGCAATCTGCTTTTTGAGGAAATCCGCCGTAGCTTTAGCCTGGTTCATTCTGGTCTCTGAGCCCTCATTTAATAATGACCTAACAGATGAATCATTCGAAAAGCCCATCTGCTTAGCTATATCGTTCAGACTGTAACCTTTTGCCCGTAGGTCTTTCGCAGTTGCTACCTGAAGTGACCGCCGCTCATCCTTTGCCAAGCTCATTTGAGTTCTTAGCTGAGTTGTTGTGAGCCCCATCGACTTTGCTATATCAGTCTCACTTAATCCGGAATTCTTTAATTCCTGCACACGGCTAAGAAAATCACCGCTGTGCTGATAAGGATTTTCACCAGACCCCCACGGATATCTGCCGGAACGTCTCGCAACTCCGTAATGCATTAAAATGTTTTCAACAATAGCATTCACGGCTTACCCCTCCTCTTGTATCATTTTTTCGAATAATTTATCCTGCGTCCTTATCTGATCCATAATCGGTAAAATGTCTTCTGCTGTGGGATTATGATATAGTACATCTTCATTCTGATATATTCTGAGTTCCATATCTATTGTTCCGGGCTTGATATTGTATTCCAGACAGAACAACGCGGCGTACACCAGAAGCTGTTCCATCTTTGCCGGTCTGCGTCCGGTCTTTAAGTCATGTATTCTGAGCATATTTTTATCAAATGCAATCGAATCAGCCGTTCCAAACCATCTATCTGAATAATACAGAATCTGTTCCGGAGTCATTCTATATCCGATAGCATCATTGATATAAGGCAGCAAATTTGAAAAAAGACTTTGCAAATCCAGATTGTCGACAATGAAATAAGGAATGCATTGAGTTTTATTCTCCAATAAATAAAACTTATACATCTTCATGTCGCTTTTACTAAGCTTAATTCTCTTATTTATCATCGCCTGTGCAAATGCATGAGACACTGTTCCAACTGTTGGTATCCATTCTGTAACGAATGTGGTCTTGTTCTCTTCAAATGTTTTTCCCAACCAATATGGTCTACTGGCACTAAAAGGTGCATGTAGTCCCTCAAGGTTTGAATGTTTGTTGAAGTTCATCTAATACCTCCTCTTTATTCTCCGGACATATAAATCTTGAAAATGACATATGGTTCATCATTTCAACATAGTATTCCTGATTAGGTTGCTTCTTTGCATCTGCGCTTTTTTTACATTCTAAAGATGCCCACTTATTTTTATGCAGAACAAGTAAATCTGGAATTCCCTGGATATATGTCGGGTCATTTTTCATCACGATGCAACCCGGAAATCTTTTTTTTAGTTCTTTAATCAATCCAGCCTGAAACTTGTTTTCCAACATAAGTAACGCCTCCTCACGAAAGTTAAAAGAGAATGTGCATTTTTATCCTCTCTCTTCATAAAAGGGAATGTATTTTTCGCGTGCAAAAAGGAGCATAAAAAAACAGAGACACAATTAAGCATCTCTGTTATAAGGCAGAAACTTTATACCGCTTTCAAGTATACATCTCCCTCTTTGCTGATATAAAATTCTTTCATTGTTGTTACGGCATGTAATGTTTTTCGAAGCGATTTCCTAATGTCAGACTCTTCGCCATTATTTAAAGAATCAATAACTTCGCCTACTGATTTTTCATATTGTGTCTTATCGATTTTCTCAAGTAAGCGTCCTTTGTAATCGTTTATGTATTTTCGCAATGTACTAAAACTGCTAAGCATTCTTTTTTCGCATTTATCAATATATGTTGTCACTTCGCGTTCTATAAATGCAATATACTCTTTATCCTGATTTTCGGAATAATAGGCTTCAAGCACTGAACTCATCCCATATAATTGAATTGATAATTCCAAACTTTCTTTAATGCGAAAAGAGTTCGTAACCAGTTCTTCTACATTCGCTTTATCATTTACCGTTGTCTCTAAGTCATGCATATAAAACTCGATATCTTTCATCGCGACTATCTTAGCATTTTGGATACTGCCTATTGTCGCTGTACGTTGCTCAGTATGTGTCATAATAGATGCATAATTTTCATACGCATATTTTATGAAACTTACTTCTGAAAGCAGCTCTGCTTTTTTATCACCATACAAAAACTCCAATATTTTATCCAGGTTCTGGCTTATCATCTGAAGCCTTGAATTAATCTCTGTAATATAATACTGACTCGAAGCTATAGCCATTACTGAAAATACTTGTGTAAACATAGCTTGTATCTTTAATGGGTACAATGAGGCTGTTCCGGCAAATTTTCCATTGCTATCCATATACATGCTCATAAAGCCGCCTTGACTTTTTAAAGATACAAGAGTATGGTTTATGCCGTCTGGAAATTTGGCGATATATGCGTTGGTCATTGACATTCCTGCTGCCAGACCCGGCAATTGTTGCGTCGCTGCACTTATCTGCATTTTTTGATTTTTTGTAAGTCTTACCTTCGTATATCCTTTTTCAAAATCTATATCTTTTTGTACCGGCTCTATTTCGAAGTCATGCTCCAAAGGCAACATTGAAATAATATCATGTTCTTCGCTCATACTTATCCCCCATTCCGACATGCAAATAGAATTTAGGGCAGAATAAAAAAAGTGCGCCCCACATAAGAGACGCACCAAAAAGTGTATCCCTTATTGTTGCCACACAATCTCATTGCCATTCAAGGGTACACGAGTAAAAGAGAATACACTTTTTACCAAAGTCATTCCCTTGAATGCATCCGCAAATATGTGATTGTGTGGCTCTTAAAGTATAACATAGCCATATGAAAAAATAAAGCTATTTTAACCATTTTTCAGCTTTGGTCAAAAACCCACTTTTTTTCTCTATTATTATATATTTTTATTATTTTTTTATCACAACTAAATAAAAAATAAAGTGGGAAAGTGGGCAAAAAAACCGCAAAGCCCCATAAATAGGGCATTTTTCATGGTCAAATCCTATTTTCAAAAGTGGGCAGAAACCGGGCAAATGACCATAAAAACGACCAATTTTTACACATAATGGCTCAATACAACATCTCTTTTCTTGGTCTGGTCAAAAATAAGTGGGCTTTGGTCAAATCTGAAAAACCAAAAGTGGGCAGAAAAACGACCTGTTTTGACCTATATTTTTAACATAGATTAGCCCAAATTCATCAGAAATTCCGTCTCTGATATGGCAAATTTCTCCTCATAACCGGCTTATAATTGTAAGTAGAAATCTTATAACACTTAGGATTCGGCAAATGTCTAACAGATTTATACTTCGACTGAGTAAGTTTTTCATGAATTTCCTCTTCCTGCATAATTCGTCCGTAGGCTTCATTCAATGCCTTTGCTATTTTTTCAAAGGGTACCATAGCCTTATTCCAAGCCTCAGCCAATGCTACGCACGCTTCCTGTAGTTTATCCATCGTCACTGCAATCACCTCCATATTCTCCCGGTTTTATTGTCTTTTATGACTATTCTCTCCTCAACATGGAATCCAGAGAGCTCACAAATATTGAAAATAGTATCCAACAACTTATGAAATCGGTCCTCTTCCTCCATATTTTTAATAGCTTTATAAGCTGTTGGGTCCGAATATCCATATCCGTTTTTCTTTAAATCATCTTTCACGTCTGTTTTCCCTCCGTTTTCTCCAATCTAACACCTCCGTATTCCCATAAATCACGCTGTAATTCCTCCATCGTAATCTCTCCGCTCTCCCATTTCTGATAATATTCAAGAACCTGTTCAGTGAATTTAGGTATTCGTTTGACATATGTCCTCTTCCAATAATTATCCATCAAAACCTCTAAAGGAAGTGCTAACGTCAGCACCAAAGCCGTATTGACTGCCTCTTCAGCAGCTTCTTTTTTAACAGCATTGATTCTCTCTGCCACAGCTTCTTCAACCATATCGTCCAACTGAGCCTTCGTCAGATTGTATGTAGCAGTTTTTCTCTTTTCCTCAATTTTCTTCGCTCTTCTCAGTTCTGCTCGTCCCATTTTCAGCCTCATCAAGAAAATTTCTACCCGTCAAACCAATGCATAACCCAGATATCATTATAAAAACAACATCACCAGTCTGAATGCTTTTGAGCTCATCATCATTTAAAACACGAATAATCATAAATCTTTCGCCTCTATGTATTGTAAAGAGTTCACATAATCCGCATCCCAAAACCAATTAGTCCATATGCTGTTAGAATAATGCTGTGCTTTATGCACTTTTTTATTCCATTCATAAACATTACGAATAACATCTGTTTTAGATACATCCTCATACTCACTGTTAATGCACTCTATCTGCTTCATTAAGCATTCGCGCTCTAAACCAGCGTTATAAATAGCATTATCGGCGGTACAATGAACGACTACGATAGCTCCAAGACATATAAATATCATTACTCCACCACATATTGCAATTGCTACGGAAAATCCTCCTATCACTGCTTTCTTATCGTAAGAAAAATCATACTTAATAGCAATAACGGTACCCACAATACCCAAAATCAATAAAATACAACCAATTATAGTAATAATCATAAATATCACTCCTTCTTAATAATGTACTCAACAAGAGCTACAACATATCCGGGTAAGTTGTTTCTGCATACTACACTGCCATCTGCTCGATATATATTCCAATCGCAAACATTTGAATATAACAATCGGTAGCTATTACTTAATACTATTTTTTTTCATAAAATATGAACCATCTCCTTAATCCGTAAATCCAGCATCTAATCTCTTTCCGACTACCGTGTTATGCGGGTCGAATTTCTCTCCAACAATCAACTCGCTGTAAGGCAAACTCTCAATCAACTCGCTGTAAGGCAAACTCTCAATCCACTTACAAAAATCACGCCATTCATCCAGCTTATGATTCTTACGAGACTTATAAATATTAGCCAGAACCTCATAATTAAGCATGACATTACGAGTCTGGTTATAGCTGCTCGGAAGAAGCTGAATCATCTGCCACCAAATATCTTTTTTAGAGTCAAATATATATCCGCCTCTCATGTTCATCTCTTTCTCTTCTTCGAAGTGATTATATTTATCTCTTAGATAATTAAGCTCGTCGATGGCGTCATGAAGCTGATTTCTGAATCTCGGAAACAAATGCTCACACGAGAAATCATCCAACGTAAACTCTTTCTCCTGAATTTTATGCATGGTACTGCAAGAGTTCGCAATAGTACCTACTTTGTAAGTATCAAATTCTTTCCACCAATACAAAGGCGCAGTAATTCTCACATACACTGGCATCATCCTCATATACTTCCGATGCTCAGTACCTGCGTTTGATAACTTCAGCATTAGTTCTTCATCCATACCGCCTAAATAAAAATCAGTTTCTTCTCTATATGTCGCGCAATTATCCTGTTTTTCGCAAGCATCACAATACCCCTTAGATATATAATTACATACTTTACTATCACTCTTATCCCAAGAGTTCATAGGGTTTCTCATACCCTGAATAATAAACTCCATCTGCTCCGGGCTCGCCAGAACTACATTTTCTAATTTAATCATAAACTCACCGTATTCCTTTCTCCGCAATCAGGGCATTCTACAAATCTTTTATATTCAAACCCATCTTCCACTTTTACATCTTCTTTTTCGAATGTAAAAATACACCCACAGTTATAGCAGGAGCATGTTCTATAACGACCATGTTTAATTACTCGGATCATCGCTCGTTTCCTCCTTAACATATTCGAGTTCCACCCATATTTTTATTATCCTTCTCATTCTCATTCTTCTCCTCTTTTTGTATTTAAAATATTCACGACACGATTATGCTCATCATCTCTGCCTTTCTGGTAGCCACGTCTGTACGCGTCGCTTAAGAATGCTGACTGTTGAGTTGCAGTACTCCAGCATTGATCAATGTCACGACCGTATTCCCTATACATTCGGATTAATTGAATAGCCTTTGCTAACTCCTCTTTCCCAACAACAATCTGATACTCCCTTGCTCCAAAATCGCTCAATGTTCGAAATATAAATTCGTCCTGAGTTTCCGCTTTATAAACCAGATTATTAATACCATCCATACTCACTTACACCTCCTTTTTCTTCGCATTCCTTACAAATTCAACAAGCTCATCTCTCAAACAGACCCAGTAAACTTTACCGTTATACTCAACAAAATCTCCGTCGTAATCGTAGTTCTTATCTGGCTCAGAAGCATATGCTAGAATATTAATTTTAGTGGTGTTGTTCATTTTTCTTTTTTCTCCTTTTACGCTGCAGAATATAATCACCATAGGCTGCCGGAGATATCGAAACATCTTTCTCTCGTTTCCACATTCCATATCCTTTTCGCCCGGCTTTTAAATTTTTATCTTTCGTATACATTGTTGAAATATCATTACCCATCGCTCCGCCTTTCAATACCTAAATAGTTCCTGATATCGGCTATAACCAATAATCTTTATGACCATATTTCTTGCTCTTGGTGAAATGCCTGCGAATCTCAAAAGTAATCTTGAAATGGTACGTTCAATTACAATAAATAATTTAATTAGCTTTTTGTCGCATTTCCTGGACAAATTATTCGGAACACCTAACTCTCCGAACATGCACCAGTCTGGTTCTGCATAATGATATGGACACCCTTTACAGTTTTTCATATTACTTTTTACCTCCTTTTAGAAAAGAACCAATTAGAAAAACAGGTGATGATACGATAGAAATCAAAACAAGAATAAATGCTGTCAACAGATTAGAAGTATTTAGCAATTCTCTTCCTTTAGTCGAAGAAATCCATATAAGCGTGAATTCCAACCCAATAATCAGATATGTAAAAATAAATAATTTAATCATCTCTTATTCCCTGTTGCCCCTGTTTTCTCTTCTTTTGGTAGCCACTTCTTAAATATGTCATTATAATAACCCTGATTATCAAAGAAATACTTGGCGATAGCCATAGCAAGTCCCTTTTCCGGGTCAAATGGTTCACCAGCTGCCTTAACAACTGTTTTCGTTCCGTCAGATCGGAAGAGCGTC